CATTTGAACCGCCGCCGACACACCTGACAGCATACCACATCTTAAACAGTTTCTCCGAACCAGGTTGCGAAAGCAGCCGCACGTCACAGCCCATGCGGTTCAATCAGTTCCGGAGGTCTGAGCATCCCCCAGGGCCATGTCTTCACCTACTTATGTTCAGGTTCCGACTTCTTGGCCTCGGCTTGGTGTTTCTTGATGAGCTTGACTACATCGTCCGGTACCTCGTCACCAGCCGCGTATGCAAGCGTTTCTGCGTTCAGGTCACCAGTCCCGACGTACCGGCCGTCTTTAGTCAGCCAAAGGTGCCTTGGTGTTACGTAGGCCACGACGAACCGCCTAACGGTAATAAAGAACGACGCGGAACTTGCCGGCGGTCAACGCTGCCGTACCAACAACGATTTTAACGTTTCGCACCGCTGTCGTCTTCAGCGTTGCCGCACCGGAGAAGACCGGGATCAACGACTTTCGTCCAGTCGTTGACCACGGAGCACCGGAGATGGCCGTGGCGCTCACCAAGTCGTTCGCCGCCTCAAGCTGCACCGCGATGGTTGGGGCACCACCAGAAGTGGGAACGGTGTCGACTTCGAGGTGACCGCCGTAAACAACGGCACCATTGGACACCTCGTTGCCAAAAATGGTGCCGCTGGGCGCACGAAGCGTGATTGTGCTAACTGCGCCACCGTCAATCGCAAAGTCGTACTCGGCCTGAACAGACTTCAGGTTCGTGGCGCCTTCAATAACTGGCAATTTAGGTCACTCCCTAAGTTCAGGTGCGTACAACCGCGATCGTGGCATCAGCGGCAGCGGATCGAATGGCGTACAGAATATCGCCAGGTTTAAGCCAAACCGTCACCGTTGCGCTGGCGGCGAGGTCGAACCCTGTTGTTGCCGCAACTGTGGAGGCTCCCAAGTCAGCCGCATTTGCGCTGGTGTTCTTAAGAACCAACACGGTTCCGTCTTGGCTGGCGGTATTGAGCGCTACCGCCGATGTGCTCACGGTTATTCGTTGCGCGCTAACCGCCATCGGTGCACCTTTCTGTGAAGAGGACTGCGGGGATCACCCGCAGCCCTCTACTCTTAAAGTCCGGTGACTGTACAAATCGTCGCTGGGCGGTAGCACACGAACGCCACCCGAACATCAGCGCGAACCGCCTGCTTGCCTTCAACGAAGAAGGTCGAGTGGCTGTTGGAAACCTGCACATCAAGGCCACGCTTGGTGTACAACGCGAGGTACTGGGTGTCGATGACGACAAGGGTGCCAGCCGAACCGGTTTCCGTCTGCACAACCGGAAGACCCCAAATGGTCTCGGGCCCAAAGCTCGCCGGTGAGCCCCAGATGTCGTTTCCGTTGGCATCCTTCAGAAGCCGGATGTTCTGCCAGTCGGTAGAGTGTACGAGCAGATAGTTTGGAACTGCTCGACCGGTGACACGGCTCTTGACGATGCCCTTGAGGATCGCGTCCGGGGAGGCGTCCGCACCCTTGGCCTGTGTCAATATACCGGAGATGTTCACCAGGCCACGTAGGTTGGGCGCGGTACCGCTACCCGACATGATCTGACCATCAAGCCGTTGCCGGATCATAAACGGCAGTCGAGAGTCAAGGTACTGCGGAAGACCGGTGATGTCCTCAAGCTGTTCGTCAGTAACCGGAAGCCAAACCGCGATCTTCTGCACGTTCGACGTCCGCTGAGTGAAGACGAGAGCCGCCTCACCGTAGGTTCCTGGCGTACCTTCAACGGACTCCGCGACCTCAGCCGCGTTGTTGGTGAAGGTCGTTTCCTCCATGAAGACCACGGCAACCTGATCCGTGGTCAACGCCGGGATGACATCGGTGATCTGTACCGGCCGTTGCGCGGACGGCACAACAACATCCGTACGAACTGCCTGAGGTGCGTAGCCAGCGCCGGTGCTCATGACGGTCTTGAGGTCAACGTCTAGGCGAGCCTCAGCGCCCGTACCTTTGTAGACCTTCTTGGTGTAGGCGTCGCTCTTCATGAACATTTGACCGAGCGAGAGCTGTTTCAGGCCAGTTCCGTCAAAGCTGGATTCGGTTGCTTCTGGCTTGTGCTGGCTGAACTCGTACGCCTTTGCCACACCCTTGAGCTTGTTGACTTCCTTTTGCAGGTCCTCACACTCGGTGTTAATGGCGTTCAGGTGTTCGATGACACCCTTCGGCTCGTTCACCCCGGAAATAGACTTCACCTTGGTGAAGTCCAGGTCTGGTCCAGCTTCAGCGAAGATGCTTGAAGCTTCTTTGCGTTTAGCCTCAAGCTTGCCCTCTGCCTCTTTGAGGGCGGGGAAGTTGGTCGTCATATCTCACTCTCCAAGAAGATGCATCCGAAGGAACCTGGCTCTTTCGTGAAGGCCAAGCTCCTCAGTGGAAGTGAGCAGAACTCGCAGGCGCTTGAGGTCTTCATCGAGCCAACTGAGAAGCTCTTCAGACCCAGCAGAAAGCGGGCTTCTGCCCTTCTTTACTCGGAGAGCTACGACTTCCGAGGCACGATCGATGAGGTTGGACAGGTCGCATAGGACGACCGTCAGCTCATCGGAAAACTTCAAACCATCGGACTTCAAACCGGCACCTTCAGAGCTGCTACGAAGCTCGGGTGGTTCTCGGTCCGCATCACGCAGATGGCTTGCCAGGTGGTTGTACACGCCCTTACGGTCAGCCTCGGGGATGCTGCTTCCACCACGAGCGCCGTTCAGTGCGGCAACACCGGCCAAACATGCGCGTACGTTTGCTGGGCCTCCCACACTGCTGTGGTGGGGGAACTTGTACGCGGACTTTGTCTCTGGGTCGGCATTCGAGTCAACCCAAGCAAAGACCGAGCGAAGCGCGGAAACTGACGCATCGTCGGGGATGGCCTTCAGGACCGTGGATGCGTCCCAAGTGGACGTAACGACTTTGGTGTCATGCGGCCGGATGGCAGCCTTGAACTCCGACGGCATAATGACCGCCCCTTCATCCGCCGACTTCACCGCGAGTGTTCGGGTGTTGATGCCGGCTCCTCGCCACACCGGCGACACCTCTTCTACGGCGAGCCGCTTCAGGAAGTTGGCCCGTTTGCCGTGGAAGTCGCCAACGATCGGCTCGTGCAGCGTGCGATACCCGTACGACCATTCTTGTCGGGAGCCCATCCCCTTGACGGTGTAGAACGCATCGCGACCATGGTTGGTGTCCATGAAAAACTGTCCATCGAGGACAGCTTCGACGTCTGTCGTGCGGATTCGACCACTACCGACCGGCATGGAGCCTTTCCAGCTCTTGTGGTCGTAGGCCGAGATCGCGACCTCGGCACCTTCTTCGAAGGCACCGGGCAGTGTGACGTCGCCTTCTTTGTCAATGACGTTGAACGTGGCAAAGACAGCGGTTACCTCGCCCTTGTCGCCGCTCTTCACGCGGACCTGAGAAAGGCTCTTTGTTTCCATCACACCCCCTGACCCGGATCATTTGGCTCGGAGTCGGGTGCGACAGTTCCGGGTGGAAGAAGCTGAACGCTTATAAGCCCGGTGTCAACCAGGAGCGAGTAGTCGTTGGCCATGACCGCAGCAACCGAAGACTGACCGGTGAAGCCTTCGCGCTTGAGCATCGTGATCGTGGTTGCCTGGACGTTTTGGATTTCGGCGAGGTCTTTGGCGTCTTCCCGCAGGAATGCGATGTCGCGGTCGTCATACCACAGGGACACACCTTCGCGAGGTGGCGTAACAAGTGTTTGCAAAGAAGCGCTCGCCATGCGCCACAACGGCCGAAGCGTGCCGTCCACGAACATCCGCTTTGCTGCGCCGTAGTTTCCGGCGTTCAGGCTGGACCCTTGCATGCCCTCGGAAAGGCCGACAATGGCTGGATGGACGCGAGCAGCGGCGGCAATCCGGGTTTCTCCGGCACCTTGCGTGTTTTTGAAGTCGAGCTGGTGCAGGTCTTTGCCGACGACCATCACGTCAGCACCGGGGGTTAAGGCAAGCGTCTTGTAGGCGTTGTCAACACCTTCGTGCGACGCCTTGAACTTTTCCACAAACTCGTCGTAGGCTTCGTCTCCGGTGTCCTTGTCAAACTTGATGATGATCTGTGGAGTAGCGCCTTTTTCAAAAAACTTGAGCTTGTGCCTGGTAGCCGCCTTGTCCGCCGTTATCTCGTTGATGATCGGTGTCAGCCACGACATGCCTCGAAAGCGTGCTGTTGGGTCAGGAATTGGCGAGTAGTGGCTGAACTCACCCGACACCAGAATGGTTTTGGTGCGCGGAGTGCCGAGCCGTGGTTCGTAGATGAGCCCGACGACCCTGGTGTCTGCGTCGTAATAGTTTTCGCTGGCCGACTCCAGAACGAGGGTCACCCAGTCGGGCCGTAGGCGCACAATGCGACGTCCTGGTCCCGTTGCAGATCGGCCAACTCGGCCGCGGTCGTCAGCGGTCGTGAGATAACAATTACCGGCAAGGGAGGCGTCTTGCTCCATGCGAGCGAGAAGCTCGCCAGTTGTGCCACCTGGCCATGGGTTTTCCAGAAGCGCCAGCTCATCCGACCCGAACAGGTTCCCTGGTCTTCCCTTGCGGAACTCCCGCCACTGAAACCGAGCTTCTGAGAAAACGAGCTGACGGGCCAACATGCAGGCAAAAACGATGCCGTTCGCCTTGTAGGCATGGGTGACGTAGCACTCGAAGTCGTTCTCGATCTTCTCCTGATCTGCGGTTCCTGGGCTCAGGTACAGCGAGCGCAGCGAGTCGGTAACCCAGAACGGTGGGTCCGGTGGGTACGCCTTCTTGAAGGTCTTGAAGATGTTGAAGCTGCGCCTGTACCAAGGAGTGCCTGACATCGCACCCCCTGATTGCTAGAGCCATGCGAAGTCAGCCCGGCGCTTTTTTGTTTCTTGCACAAGGTGCGCGCGAGCCTCAAAAGCCCATCTGGCGAGCGTGACCGCAACAAGTGGGGAAATGTCGACCGACATGTTTTTGCGTGCCCATGCCCAAGCGTCGCCAAGTGGCCGTGTTTTCGCGTTCGCTATGGCCAGGTTCAGCCGAGGCTCGTCCAGGTGGCGAACCGCCTTGTGCTGAATGCCGTCCACCAGGGAGGCACATGCTGCGGCTACCTCACGGACCGTGGGTACCGCCAGGCTCCCGTATGACGGCCTGTCTTGGTTCTCAGGGCGGGTAATTCCGACCTTTTCCAGCTCCAAGAGTAAGTTTCCACCTGGTCCACCCACATCGAGGGCGATCGCAACGGGGTTCCACTTGTCCCGAAGCTCGACAAGCCGCTCAGGAACCCAGGCTGTGCCGGTTTTGTGGTCCACCAGCTCGACGTGCATTTTTCCATCGGCTCGTATGCTGGCCATGGCAATGCACGCCTTGCGCTCTGGGCTCACATCGACCGCGAACGCCAGCTTTTCACCGCGTTTCGAGCCCTTGTCGACCAATGAAGACCATAAGCTCAGGTCAATGACGTGTTCTGAGGCCAGCTCAGGCCATATTCCAAGCCGTTCCCGGCCAAAATCTTCGTTATCGAGGGTGTTCCGTTCTCGTTCTACAGCTTCTTCGCTTATTCTAATGCCCAAAGCAGGGTTAGCCTGCGCCCAACCAGTTCTATTATCAAAATCGGTACCGCTTGGAACGCTCCAGTCCCACCAGGCAAGTGAGGTGTCCGTGCCGGACTCGCCACGTGCACGAAGACGCTGGAGGTGTTGGCTCTCTGCGGCATTCAACGGTGGTGTAGAGGCGTAAACTACTTGGGCGTTCGGCTGAGCCGAAAGCGTTGGCAAGAGCGCGGCCATGTCATCGTTGTTGATGTCGAACGCTTCATCAAGGATGAGGGAAGTGGGGCTGTACCCACGCATTGAGGTCTTTGACCTGGCGTGAAACAGCAAACGTTGGCCGGTTTTAAGTTGTAAACCCTGCTCGCCTTGTCGAAACATTGGTTTGCCCATGAGCCGTTTCAGGTCGGGCGTGTTGTCCGCAAGAGCAAGAATCCTCCGGAATGACTCGCCGGCCGTCTTCAGTTGGTGCGCAGACCACATGATTAGGCGTTCTTGAAGCACAAAAAGCTTGAACAACGCTAGTGCCTCGAAAACTGCCCCTTTGCCATTTTGGCGTGGAATGACGAAGCACGGCTCAAAACACGCGAACTTACCATCGTCGCGAACACCGAGGATGACATCGAGAATTGCCGCTTGCCATGGGTCAAGGACTAGCCCAGCACTGGCGGAGAGCCTCGAAGCAGCCAGACCATGCGTACGGACGTACGGAGGATGGGTGCAAACTCTAGCCGTCTGGCTTCCCATCAATGGAAGCACGGAGGTCGTCAACAGTGCTGCCCTCCGTACTTGACGGCAGACCGTCAATTTCCGCGATCACCGCACGAAGCTCACGGGCTATCGGCGCAACGTCCTTTCCTTGTGCCAAGGAAAGCTCAGAGATCAACTTGTCCCGGATCGCCAACAGAAGCTCGAAACGCGACAAAAGCGGGAGAGAAAAAGGCGAGTTGGATTGCGGATCCTCCAGAAAAGACGACATTTCGTCGTTGACCTACCCCCCTACCCGTACTGGGTCTTTTCACCAATTTTCAGAAACGATTAAGGGTTTCTGCATTTGGGCAACAGTGTTGGTTCCTTTGATTCGGTTGCACCGTTGGCCACATGTTGGGCATGGTAGGTGGTGGGCAGGAACGAGGTTGTCCTCTACTTCTGCCAGGTCTGGCCGTAGTGACCGTGGTATGACGTGGTCTACGGCATCCGAGTAGTCGTGCCCGCAGTACGCACAGATTTGGTTGGACGCTAGAATTTTGGCCCGTATTCTCATGAAGGTCCGGGTACTTCGCCCCCTGGACCTGGAAATTGGGAGGGGGGCCATGTGATCCTCCCCCCTTTTATTTTTATTGTTGAGATCTGGCCCATGGCCATGGAACAAGGGTGCCCAGCAGCAAGTGTGCCGCAACGAAGACAAGGCCGAGCACAACCAGGTCGAGCGAACCGAGGTGAACATGGAACAGAGCGAGTACAAAAGATAGAAGGGCCAACAGGGCAAGCATGGTTATCAACCCCTCTTGTCAAGCTCCAAGTTGTTCGGTTCTGTCCTGACCTCGATGATCTCTGGTGTGGACTGGGGGTTGTGGATGCTCACCTGCACCGGAGGATGCTGAAGTCGAGCCACCTCATCAAGCTTTGATGCAATGACGGCGTACTGAACGCGCATCTCAAGGACAGCATCCTTAATGGACTTTCCACCGTTTATGGTGACCTCTTTTTCAATGTTTGATATACGCTCGATGACCCCACGTCGGCCGGGTACACCAGGTCTTGACACTTCGCCGTTCCAGTCGGAAAGGAAGTTATCCAGGCCTTTAGCGATGATGCTAAGCTTGCGGGCTGTCCAGGCAACAGCTCCGACTGCCGCAACAATGGCGGTGATGGCACCGATGTACTCAAGAGCCATGGCACACCTGCTTCTTGGACATAAAAAGGAGGAAACCGGCCAAGGGTCCGGTTTCCTCTCTGTCGAACGGTCGACGTGGCAGGCGCGCTACGACTTGGGGCCGAGTATACGCCGAAATGGACAGTTGGCAAGGGTACGGGCGGAAGTGTCCGTTTTGTTCTGCTGACGTGGTTGATGATCGTCTATGTTCCCTTGTGATGATCGTCTATGTCTTGGGTCGCGAGCTGGAGGCAGACATCGGAGGTTTAGGCCACGGGCTGCATGGCCTGGCGCAGCTCCTCCAGGGTGGTCCAGGTCGTCATGCAACCGGCGCAGAAGGCGGTACACCGGTCCAGGTTCACCACCAGGCCGGTACGCCGTTGGCAGCACGGGCATGGGCTGTACGGCCGTCTGAGCGGGGTTGACCAGCCGGTGAGGGTCGAGGCCAGGGTGTGCCAGCGGCGTAGCTCAGCGAGGAGCTGGGCCTGTGTGTCGGAACCCGTCGTTCGGATCCTGGCGACGAGCTGGCGTACTGACGAGCTGAGGTCGGTGCGGAGGTCAAGGTCGAGGAAGTTCACCCAACGGGTCACTTGGCGCTCAATTTCGTGGAGCCCCGAAAGGACGTTGACATCGAGCGGTGGGCGGGACTCCAGTGTGCCACCCACACAGGTGCCTGAGTGGGTGTCATGGGTTCGTTGGAGAGCTTCTTCTAGCAGCTCTGAAAGCTGGTCGAACAGCGATGGTTGCCAGGTTTGGTGAGCACGTCGAGTTTGCCAGTGGCCGTTGATGTAGTCCTGGATGGGTTCGGTATGACGCTTAGCGTCTGTGAGGTCGTCGGCTAGGCGGCAGATTTCGGCCACCATACGGGCGCGGTCGTTCATGTTAAAAACACTTCCTCTCAGAGAAGCCTCCAGTACTAGAAGTACCAGCACCAGCAACATGGGTGCCGCGAACATGTAGATGAACGCTCGGTCGATATCGCTCATTGCTTGCGCTCCTCTTTGAAGATCATGACAAGCAGCTCAGCGGTACCGTGTTTGTTCATGACGACCCGTACGCCGAATGCCCGCGCGTACTTGTAGAAGTTCCCGCGGATGCTTGTTTCGTTGATGTAGTCCACACCTTGCTGAATAACCACGGACTTGCCGGGGTTCTCTTGGCACACCTTGAGGATGTCGGAGAACAGCTTTTTTAGGTCGCCGCGCCCATGTGGCAGCTCATTCGTGAGTCTCATGATCGTCAGCCTCACAGGTTTCGCACCGAAAACGCAAATGTGTCGCACACCAGCAGCCGTGTTGCCCATCTGGGTAGATCGCGTAGATGAACGCTTTTTTGCCCTTATGCTCAAGCAGCTCTAGCAGAATCTCTATATCTATCTTCGGACTAGTCATTACTTCATCCTCCCACCCTGTTTTATGCCCAACGCCATACACGGGTCACAAACCGATCCGACAATCGTCCAGAGATCTTGTCTGATTACGAGCGGGTTCAGCATTTTCCCTACGTACGTGCGGCAACGATCACAAGTGAACTCTTCAATAGGGCCCAACGAATATCCTTGCTTAAGCTCCTCACTGTGCCGACGGCCGAACTCTACAAAGCAAGCCTTACAATGCCACTTCCGAAACGGAAGCATGAGCATCCATGGCTGCATCGGTCTTTGCCATAAGTGTTTACAGCGTGGAGCATCTGGGGGCGTAAGCGAAACCAGCAACTCCTCTACAAATGGGGACAACCCTATATCTGGTTTCGTGTCTGCTGGTAAGCCAAGAAGATGGTTAACCATCTTCCGGGACTCTGCCTTTGCTGCGGAGAGCTGGTCCTCGTTCAGATGCACCGCAAGATCCTTCCTGGTGTCTAATTTGACCGATTCCAAGCCGGTCCTTCATTCCCCAAGAATGATCTTGACAACCTCCCTGGTCGAACGTTCCTTCTTCCATTCCCACTAATACGTGGGAATGAAAGAAGGAGATCGTTCCCGCGACCGGGAACAGATGGGAATGAAGGAATGATCACGGCTCGACCGGTCCAACCTCGTGCCATTTCGTGACGCCTTCGACACTGACCGTGATCCACTGCATAGCCACGGCGTACTCGATGGCGGCAACCTTGTCTGCCTCCCGGCCCGTTCCAAGGGCTTTCTTCAAGTCTCCTGTTTTGAGCCTTTGTCCGGCCAACTTACATTTTTCATGCACCACGACGGCCTGCCGTCGTGTCCGGTCACTATCGCGACCTCCACTATCGCTCACCTGATATAACCTCTGCGTGGAGTCCTCGAAGTCGATCGTGATTTCCGGGAAGTCAACGTTTCGACCAAAGGCACTCAGGTACCGCCGTGAGTCCGGCGGCTTCTCGCCCATGCCTCCACTATGCCGGTATGACACAAGAACATCTGGGTTGCCCATCATGGCGCTAGTCCCCCGAGAACGCGGTATACCATCCGCTTCCGCAACCGAAGCGTGGCCGGCGTGATGAACGATGATGGTCACATCAACACCAGCTCGACGCATGATGTCTTCTAACGTGCGCCACCACTCGTTGAACTCGGTACTATCATTTTCCTTACCTCGGTAGAGCTTGCTGAGCGGATCGATGATCCAAACCTTCGTTTCATGCTTCTTGAGCCATTTCACGGCCCAGTCGGCACATGTTGGCGATTGGAGATCTACGGAACTCCCACGTAGGTGAAGTGGAAAGATGCGCTTGCGTTGATCAGCCGTCAAGCCGCGAGCGAACAGCCACCTTTGCAGCATTCCCGCGCTGACCTCAAGATTCCAGATACCAACGTTCCCACGGTCAAACTTCACCTGGTACCAACCGAGGAACGGTTCACCAGAAGCTAGACAGGCAGCCAGGTTGACATCAATGAGCGTGGTCTTACCCGCCTTCCACTGCGCTACGACCTGGTGTATGCCTTCTGCTGGGAACAGTGAATAGACGAGAAACCCAGGGTCTTCAGCCGGATTTTCGAACTGGTCATCAAGTGAGCCGTTGTCCTCAGGCTCAGTCCAGTTTTCAGCAGCCAGCTCGCGCCGTGCTATGGCCTGAACTCTGAGCCGCTGTTTTTCTTTTTCGATGAGCAGGCGTTCTTTCTGGTCTTCGTCTTCTTGGCGCTCATCCTCAAAGTCCTGATATGGGTCCTCGTTCGGGATGTCCTCCGCAAGACGGTCCCGATGCGCCTTAATGACGTCTTTCCATAGCTCAGCATCGGGTCGACCATCACGGCGGTAGTGGTTGCTTGGTGCAGCACGCGCCACGCTGTACGTTTCTTCGCGTGTCAAACCAGCGTCGGCACACATTTTTATGAGGTGCCAGTGGTGACCGCTCCAGTCAGCAGGCGGAACTTCAACCCACATCTCCGGGAACGAGAATGGCAGGTCCCCCAAAGGGTGCCGATGGCGAGCAATGATGGACTGAGCTTCTTCAAGCTCGCTGGCGTCAGGAACCGGTAGATCCACCCACCCCAGTGTGGGCGGGACCGCATCGGGGTACTTCGCGAAATCCGATGTGTTGAGCGGCTTAGCAGCGAGCTTAATAAGCTTTACCGAAGGTGTGTCGTCGTCCTTGTGGTTTTTGGTAAAAGGTATCCGTAACAGGTGGCCTACATCCCAACACGGGTCCGTGCCTTGTTCCATGTGATACGCAAAGATCCGATAGTTAATGGACTCTGTTTCTTCGTGGGTAAGAGGCTCCTTGAGCAACCACAGTGCCTGGTACCTGCCTGGTGAGCTTTCGAGCAGAATCGAGGGAGCTACCAGCAAGGTGTCAGGGTCGGTCGTGTCGAGGTCTGCGTGAACGTGCCGCACCGAGTCACTGACGAACTCTTTGTTGCCTTTCCCCTCATTCTTGTACGAGTTGGCTCCGAAGTACCAGTTCACTGAATCCAGGGCAGGCATAACGATGGCGTCGATCTGGTCCAGCTCGTCAGGTATCGCGAGGAAGCGCTGATATGCCTTCTTATTTCGGTCAATTGCCACCAGGCGCAGGTACTCGCCGTGATGATCGCCAAAGAGTGCTGACAGGAACTGGCCGGGGGTGCTAGGCTGGTCCTGAGACACGAGATCTCCCATTCGGCGGGCAGAAGCGCAAACTTCTGCCCGCCAGCTCGTTTCCGATGGAATTTCCCGAATCTCAGCCGGGGCCTAGCTTTTCAGTTTTTTAGCTACTTCGTTGGTCTGGCTGTGTTGATGCACTCGAACTTGATCGGTACCTGTAGGTCTCCAACCCGGTTACCCGTGATGTGGAAGTTCATCCACTCTTCGATCCGAACCAGCTCGTGGACCCACTTGCCAGGAACCCAGTTCGCGATTTCCGAGAAGATGGGCTGCTGGCACTTGGTGCAGTAAACGACGATTGAGCCGTCATGCGTCTTCATGGCGAACATGCTCGTCATCCGTCGGGTACTCGCCGTCCGCCTGGTACACGTGGATCATGATGTTCCCCTGGTCGTCCAGGTAGGTCCCGGCCGGCACGAGCACCTGGTTCTTGTTTCCCGGCTCTTTGTTCAGGATGAAGACCAGGGAGTCGTCCATGTGTTCGCGTAGATGTTCAACAAGTTGCGCGTTAGTTGGTGCATGCATTGTTCACACCCTCTTTCTTATCGGTTGGTCCACTCTTCGATGAGCTTGCGGATGTCCTCAGGGAAATAACGATGATGACCGCCTGGCGTTCTGAAGTACGGCAGTTTTCCGTCGTCTGCCCAGCGCAGTACGGTGGTCACGTCGACACCGAACATCTCGGCAATATACTTTGTAGTCAGCGGTCGCTCGCCATTTTTGTGATTGTCCACGGGGCTCCCCTCCTCACGGTCAGCGTACCCGATCCGGGTATCATGGGGCAAGGCCCCATGTTCTCCCTAGAACCGGTCTTTCCGGACACGGCCTAAAGTTGGCACGATTTTTACAAAGGTCAATCCGGACATCGATGGACGTCGAACGCTCGTCATGTGCTGAAACAGCAAGAAAGGCCGAAACCCATAATGAATTCCGGCCTTTGTTGAGTTCCGGACCTGTGAGATAAACAGGTCCGCTATGAGCTAAAGCTGAAAACCCTGAATAGGTTTCGCCCTTTGTTGAGTTGTAGACCGGGCTAGTTGTGCCGGTCTAGAAAGTCGAGGAAGCGGACCAGCAAATCTTGCTGGTCCGGAATGAGCGCGCTCGGAGAGCGCTAGTGCTTCAAAAAAAAGCAGTTGCGGCTCAGTGACTGAGAGTCAAGTGCTTTATTTCCGAGCGCACGTGTGAACTTCAATCACGCTCCGCTACCACCCGCGAGTCATCCGATGTCTTGCCCGGTACGGGCGTCCCTGATCACGACCCGGGCCTGTGTGGGCGGCGCACCGTACCGGCCCACCCGGCCGCACGGCCTCAGCTCGATGGTGAACAGGTCGCGCACGATCTCGCGCTGCTCGGGTACCGTTGAGCTGGCCCACAGCTCAGGGTCCTCAACGACCCGAGTAACGATCCGAGGCAGCCGTACGGCGCGCGCCTGAGCGTCCAGAGCACCAATTTGGGCCTGTACGTCTCGCTCCACCTGTCCAACGATCTTGGCTGAGATTCGCTCAGAAGCGGCTGTTTTCACGAAGTCGTTCAGGTACTCCTCAAGCTCTGCGATCTTCTGTCGAGCTTGTCTGCGGTCCGCTTCCTGCTCGGGGTTGTCCAGCTCTTCGGTTTCGAGCTTGAACAGCCGCTCCTTGACTTTTTGAACAACGTACTCATCCATGTCAGCTTCCCTGATGCTGACACAAAACTTCTTGGCGCACTGGTACATGAGGATGCCGCGGTTCTTGATGTTCCGCAGTCGCCCCCCACACTTGGCGCACGTGGCGATGCCGTTCAACAAATGCTTGACGTTGCCATCGGACCAGCTTCTACGGTTTTTGTCGCTCAAGATGTCTCGGCAGGCGTAGAAAGTTTCCTCGTCCAGGATCGGCGCCCAGCTAGCTTTTCCCACAACTCTAGTTCCTTCGACCCACTGGCCGATGTAGCCAGGGTTGCTCACCAGCCGCCGTACCTGTGTCCCCTGGTCCCACAAGCCACCAGAAGGCGCAGGGACGCCTCTCCTGTTGAAGTCCAAGGAAATGGTCCGAAGCCCATCACCACGGGCAACCCTGCTGGCAGCCTCGCGGACTACTGCCGCCTTTTCCGGATCTTCAACACGGTTGAACCTGTCGCGCGTCTTGTCATGCTCGCTGGTGTACCCGTACAGGTAGCGCCCGTGTGGGCGGCCCTCGGTTATTTTGGTCTGTCGAGCACGCTCACCACGGAGCTTGGTCTTCTCCGACTCGTACTCGCTGTCGACACCATCTTCAAGCATCGAACGAAAGTCCCGAGCATTCTCCATCTTGTAGGTTCGGCCATGCGTCTTCACTCGAATCCGTACTTTGTGCTCGCGACACAGCTTGAGGAACTTTACCCAATCCTCCATTTCACGCGAGCCACGACTGGACTCCCACAGAGCGACGCATTCGAGCTTGCCAGACTTGATGTCGGCTAGCAGCCGTTGCCAGGCACCACGCACACGCTTCTCGTACCGGGAAGCACTTACCCTGTCTTCGTACTTGTCGATGACATCCATACCCTCAGCAAGGGCATCGTTCGTGCACTCGTTGAGCTGTTCCTTGATGCTGTCGTCCTTGCCCTTGCTCTGCCTCGCGTACACACCGGTCCTCATGCCGCCAATGTAGCTCGGTTCCTGACGGTGGCGCCGGGGTTCGTGGAGACCGACATGACCAACGAGCACCTGAAGTCGCCGCGCGGCGCCGAGATCCGGGCCCAGAGCCCGCTGAACCGGGTGGCGCGCCCCGAGGAGGTGGCCGCGGCG